GGTAAGCCAATGGTAGTAGATGTTCCAGACTTTGCAATGGAACAAACACAACAGGATATTCGTAATATTATGAGTGATTTGCAAGCTACTATGTCGGGTGTTCAAACAGCTACTCAGCAAGGCACTGTTGGTGATCAACAAATAAAACAAGCTATTGCAAACTTACAAGCTAATGACAACAAATTAGATTCAAAAGAAGATCGAAGACAAAGCAAGTTTGCTGAAGGTGTAGGCAAAGCTAGTGCTTTAGGTATGATGCAAAGTGTAGCTAAACCCGGAATGTTGACTAGTTTTATGAAGTCGATCGGACTAGGCACAATGGGTGTTGCCTTAGGTATGGTTACAGGTCTTGCTAAAGAACTTAGCAGTACTTTCAGTTTTGCTGGAGACGTTGGTGTTAGTTTTGGCGGTGACATAATGAAGACCAGTGAACGTTTAGCAACAATAGGTTTACAGTTAGATCAATTCGGAGATGTAATAGCACAAAATACAGGAATGATGTTTGAGCTTGCAGGTAATGTTGAAGACGGCAGTCAACAGTTCATTGGTATAGTTGAAAATTTTAGAAAAGGATCTGAAGAGTTTGGTTATTTTGGATTAGCCAGCAGTGAAATGGCACAGTTTATGGCAGAAGAACTGGACATTAGAAGAAAAAGTATGAATGCAGAACAGCTACGTTTGTTTATCCAAAATGATCTAAATGATGCAATGGTCAAAAACTTTAACGAGCAAACAAAAATGGCTCAAATTACAGGACAAAATGTTAGAGATAGAATTAGAGCTCAGATGGCGGCAAAAGAAGATGCTAGATTACAAGCCGCAATGATTGGAATGACACAAGACCAGCGTACAGCTATTGACGGAGTGTTTTCAAATCTCACTGAAAACTTAGGCAGTGCAGGTAAAGAAATTACGAATGCTATTATTCAAGAAGTTGCAGTTGAAGGAACTGGACTAGCAACTGCTGGTGGTAGAATGGCACAGCTAGATACAAGTGGAAACCTAATGAGAATAATACAACAAGGTGCCTCTATGATTAGAAGTGGAGCAACTCAAGAAGAAGCCAATAATGCTATAGCTCAAGCGTTACAAGACTTTAAGCAGACTGCTGATTTAAGTACTTTCCAAATTCAAGCATTTGGGGGAAATGAAGATGCAATGAAACTAATGCAGATGGCACTTGGTATAAATGAAAAGACCAACACCATAGCTGATGCTCGTAATGAATTAATGAACGAAGAGAATCAAGAACGTAGAAAATACATAGACTTTATGAGAGGGCTAAATGCTGATTTAGATGTACAACAAGCAACAGCCGCTAATTTGACTCTTAGATCTATTTTAAAACTAGGTGGAGCTGATGCACAAGATGTTGTAAAAGGCATGAGAGATTTTACTAAAAACATGACTGGGGCTTTAAGCAGTGATTTTACAAAAGGTTTATTTGAAGGACTTGGTGCAATTATGAATCAACTTACAATAAGTCCACTATTGAATGCTATAAATGGTGATGCAAATAAATCTGAGATGGCTTTCCTTATAGCAGAAATTATGAAAGCAACTGGTGTATTTCCTAGTTTAATGACCAGTGCAATGCAATTACCACAACAGGGTGTAGCGGCATTATACGGAGGTGAAACATTCTTAAAACAAGCCTTTGGCGACCAGTATATGAAATCGAGACCAGATGGTGCAGGAGGGCGTGAACAATACTTTGATTATGATGCATTTGCTAAAGACCAAGGACAGATGCTTATTAATGGTTCTGAAAATTTCTTTCTTAGGATGGAAAGCATATTCAAAAGAGCAGTTGACAAAGAAACTTGAAGTTGATGGTTGACAAATCCTATAAATACGTTATAATAAAACAAGAATCGAGTACTCAATGAGTTGGAAAAAACATTTTACCGCATACGGAGCACAGGGCACAGATAGTATGAAGCCTAGTAGTGCTAGCCGTTTTCAAAGCTGGTTACCTGAAGTCTACAGTGGTCAACCCAATCGTGTTGAAAGATACACACAGTATGACCAAATGGACATGGACAGCGAAATCAATGCGGCCCTTGACATTATAAGTGAATTTAGTACACAAGTAGATGAAAACGGTAATGTTCCGTTTAAAATTGAATACAAAGAACAATCTACTGAAAGTGAAACAAAAATCCTTGAGCAAACATTACGACAATGGTGTGCATTGCAAAATTGGGATAAACGTATTTTCCGTATGTTTAGAAACACAATCAAATACGGGGATCAATTTTTTATCAGAGATCCAGAAACATGGGAACTATATTATGTTAATCCTGCTGATGTGACCAAAGCAGTTGTTAATGAAGCAAAAGGTAAAAAGCCTGAGCAGTATATTGTTAAAAACATTGACGTAAACATGCAAGAAAAGACTGTGAGTAAACCTGTACAACATGCACAAACATATGGTACGGTTAACAGTATGATGCGTGGGCAAACAATGGATAGAAGTGCATATGGAGGAGCACCTGGAGATTATGGTGGTAACTTAGGCAACATACAAGAATATACTGTAGATGCTGAACATATAGTACACATGGGTATGACAGAAGGTATGGACGGTAATTGGCCTTTTGGTAGCAGTATACTTGATCCTATTTTTAAAACATACAAGCAAAAAGAACTGCTTGAAGATTCAATTATTATATACAGAGTACAACGTGCTCCAGAACGTAGAGTTTTTTATGTTGATGTAGGTAATATGCCTCCTAACAAAGCTATGGGTTTTGTAGAGCGTGTTAAAAACGAAATTCATCAAAAACGTATTCCTAACAAAACAGGTGGTGGCACAACTATTATGGATGCGGCTTACAATCCGTTGAGCATTATGGAAGACTACTTTTTTGCACAAACTGCTGAAGGCAGAGGCAGTAAAGTTGAAGTTCTTCCTGGCGGAGAAAACTTAGGTCAAATTGATGACCTACGTTATTTTACAAATAAAATGCTAAGAGCATTGCGTGTACCTAGCAGTTACTTACCAACAGGTCCAGATGATGGAACGGCTAGCTATGTAGACGGTAGAGTAGGCACAGCATTTATACAAGAATACAGATTTAATCAATACTGTATGAGATTGCAAAATGCAGTTGCTCCTGTGATGGACAAAGAGTTTAAACTGTTTATGAAAAACAAAGGCATTAATATTGATGCTGGATTGTTTGATCTAAAATTTGTAGAACCACAGAGCTTTAGTCAATACAAAGAAATTGAAGTACATGCCGCAAGGGCAAATGTGTTTAGTGGACTCGAAGGAGTTCAGTATATGAGTAGACGTTTCTTAATGGAGAAATATCTAGGACTAACTGAAGACGAAATCCTTAAAAACGAGCGTATGTGGGAAGAAGAAAACACAAGTGGTACAACACCAAACTCAGATAGTATACCTGGATTAGGTAATATTGGTGTAAGAGGATTTGACGTTCCAGATGGCGGAGCAGACTTGGATATTCCAGATGTAGACGGCAGTGAAGGAACAGAAGAAGGTGCAAGCCCAATTAGTGGTGCTGAAGCGGCACCTACGGGAGATGAAAATGCGTAGTACAGACATTTTAAATGAATATTATGATGCAGAAAATGACAATTATAACAATAGAAAAGCAGATGATGTGCGTAAGCAAAGACTTACTTTAAAGCATATAAATCGTCTTAGAAAGCAAAGAGAAGTACATAATATTGAACATGCTACTAGAGTTGAAAAGATCAAACAGATCTACGCAAAACCACCTGCACAATAAGTTTTACAACTAAGATTTACTTATCTCAGAGAGATATTCATAAAATACCCATTTTTTAGGGTATTTTAGCAGTGAAACGTCTTGGTTTTGTAAATATAGATGTAAACCATCTTGGTAAGCCTGTAAATTTTTTAAGGAGAATGATATGAGCGAACATAAGGAATCTTTAGTAAAGGTCCTCGAGTATATCGTTAATGATGAGCAAGATAAAGCGGCTGATCTACTTCACAACGTGTTTGTAGAAAAAGCTAAAAATCATTGGTCATCTCTACAAGAAACTGATGAAGTTGTAGAAGACGATATTAACGAAGAAGACCTAGACGAAACTATCGATCTGGACGAAGCTGACGATGATTCTGAGGACGACACTGAAGTAGAAGAAGCGATTGACGCCTCTGATGCTGAAGAAGATTTCTTAGACGACATTGAAACAGCTGAAGAAGAGATTGACCAAGAAGAAATCATGGACGATGAGGACATGGACGAACCAGAAGCTGAAATGGATTTAGCTATGGACATGGAACCAGAAGCAGATGAAGGCGATGAGCCTGCAGATGCTGAAGAAGCTATGGACAATGTTGAAGATGCGATTGCCGAACTTAGAGCCGCATTTGCAGAAATGCAAGGCGAAGAGCCAGGTGACGAAGACGAAGACGACGATGACATGGAAGAAATGGAATCAGTTGAAGAAACTGACGAAGTAGAAGCTATGGAAGAAGGCGCTTCAATGAGTGCAGTTAGTGTATCACACAGTGACACAGCTGACAAAGCATCACCAGTAGCAGGACAAGCTAAAGCACATAATGGTGCTAAAGCACATTCAGCACCAGGTGGCGAAGAAAAGGGTAGACCTGCTCCAGCCGCAAAAGATATGGGTGTTGACGGTCCACAAGAAGCTGGTTCACCAAGCCCAGCGCCTAAAGCAAAAGATGAAGACACAAAGTCAGAATCACCAATTAAAGGCGTGAAGTAATATGATGACCTCGCTAAAAGAGCATCTTTCATTTAGTCAAGCTAATATTGTCACTGAGAGCATTGAAGAAGCAAACGGTGGTAAGAGCTTGTATATGAAGGGTATCTTCATTGAAGGCGATGTCAGAAACCAGAACAACCGTATCTACACAAAAGAAGAAATTCATAGTGCAGTTAAAAGCATAAATGAAAAAATTAAAGGTGGATACAGTGTATTAGGCGAAGCTGATCACCCAGATGACCTCAATATCAATTTAGATCGTGTATCACACATGATCACTGAAATGGATACTGATGGTGCGAACGGTATTGGTAAGCTAAAACTATTGCCTACTCCAATGGGAAACATTTGTAAAACCCTTATTGAGAGTGGGTGTCATTTAGGCGTGTCAAGCCGAGGCAGTGGCAATGTTAACGATAGCGGCATAGTTAAAGATTTTGAAATCATTACAGTCGATATTGTTGCAAATCCGAGTGCTCCTAGTGCTTATCCCGATCCAATCTATGAAAGAATTATGAATCATAGCCGGGGTAATGTATTAATGGATGTCGCTGAAGCAACTAGACACGACAAAGGTGCACAACGTTATCTCCAGGAAGAGGTGACTAACTTTATTAAAAACCTGAGATATAGGAGAGATTAATATGGCTCATGCAATGGATGAACTATTAAACTCAAATACGCTCTCTGAAGAGGTTAGATCTTCATTATCTGAAGCTTGGGAGACCCAACTAACAGAAGCTCGTGAGAATATCACAGCTGAACTTAGAGAAGAATTTGCTCAACGTTACGAAAGTGATAAAGAGCAGATGGTTGAAGCTATGGATAACATGATTGGTGATGTTATTTCAAAAGAACTCGCAGAGTTCCAAGAAGACAAAGCCAAAGTAAACGAAGATCGTGTTGCATATCGCAAGCACATGAAAGAACATGCAAAAGTTCTTGATAAGTTTGTGATGGAAACACTTGCGAAGGAAATTGACGAACTTCGCAGTGATCGTAATGCCCAAGACGAAAACATGACCAAGTTGGAAGGTTTCGTAATGGGACAATTAACTAAAGAGCTCAATGAGTTTCATGAAGACAAACGCTCGCTAGTCGAAGCAAAAGTCAAAATGATCAAAGAAGGCAAAGAGGTTATTAATCAAACTAAAGCAGACTTTATTAAAACAGCCGCAAGTAAAGTAGAAGGCATAATGGAAAATACCATTAAGTCAGAACTTAACACATTGCGTGAAGATATCAAAGTAGCCAAAGAAAATACCTTTGGACGAAAGATATTTGAAACGTATGCCGCTGAGTTTATGTCAAGCTACTTAAACGAAGGAACTGAAGTTTCTAAGTTAAACAAAGTAGTTGAAAGTCTACAAAGTGAGATTGAAAACAAAGACAAAGCCATTGCTGAAAAGGAAGTGACAATAGCAGAAAGTGCAAAGACTGCACGAATTGCTAAAGACACAGCAGAAAGAAAGCAAGTTATGCAAGAAATGATGCAACCTTTAAGCAAAGATCACAAAGAAATAATGGGTGCGTTACTTGAAAGTGTTAAAACAGACAAGCTACAAAATGCATTCAACAAGTATCTACCTTCAGTTGGGAGAGGAGCTGCCAAACCAAAGACCAATAAGAAGGTACTAAGTGAATCTAATACAGAAGTCACTGGAAACAAAGCAGAAGCCTCAGCATCAGCTGAATCGCAAACAGCTGATATTGTTTACCTTCAAAAATTAGCCGGTATAAGTTAAGGAGACCTAAAATGGCAGACAATTTAATGGAAAATTGGAGCGAAACTAAAACCGCTCTTACTGACGGTCTTACTGGAACGAAAAAACAAGTAATGGAATCAGTTCTTGAAAACACTAAAACGTACCTCTCAGAGGCCGCGTCAGGTGGTGCAACAGGCGCAGGTAACATTGCAACCCTTAACAAGGTTATTCTTCCAGTGATCAGACGTGTTATGCCAACAGTGATCGCCAACGAAATCGTTGGTGTTCAGCCTATGACAGGCCCTGTTGGACAAATTCACACTCTACGTGTACGTTATGCAGAAACTTTTGATTCAGCTGTAGCTGGTGATGAGGCACTAAGCCCATTCCAAATTGCAACTGGATACGCAGGTGATGCGACAACAAATAGAGGTGCCGCTACTTCAGCCCTAGAGGGTACAGGTGGTAAGAAACTATCAATCCAAGTATTGAAGCAAACAGTCGAAGCAAAAACCAGAAAGCTATCAGCTCGCTGGACTTTTGAAGCGGCTCAAGACGCACAGTCAATGCACGGATTGGACGTAGAAGCAGAAATCATGCAAGCACTAGCCCAAGAGATTACTGCTGAAATCGACCAAGAGATCATTGCTAGCTTGAGTTCACTTGCTGGTGCCGCATCTGATACATACGCACAAGGTAGCGTATCAGGTACAGCTACTTTCGTAGGTGACGAGCATGCCGCTCTTGCAGTTCTTATTAACAAGAACGCAAACACTATCGCCGCAAGAACAAGACGTGGCGCTGGTAACTGGGCAGTAGTGAGCCCAACAGTACTAACAGTACTACAAAGTGCTACAACTTCAGCGTTCGCAAGATCAACTGAAGGCGCTTTTGAA